AAAAGGAGTAAACAATGGCCGTTGGTCGAATTTCGGGTCAACTCTTAAAGTCAAACTTGTTACGACAAGGTACAAACTTGGCTTTTGAGACTGACTTGTTATACATTGATGTAATAAACAATAGGATCGGCGTTAAGACCGCTACTCCGCAATATCCACTAGATGTAGTTGGAACAGCACGTACAACAAACTTAGAAGCAACAGGTCAATTAGACATTGGTCAAATCACAATATCAGGTAACTCTATAACAACAACTGCTGGACAGTTGAACTTAACTGCTCCAGATGGCATTTTATACAACAATAATTTACAGGTAGATGACCTTATAATTGCTGGTAATTCTATTACAGCAACAGACACAAACCAAAATTTTGAAATTCAAACAAGTGGTACTGGTATTTTAGAAGTACATGGTAACACAAAAGTAAACGGAAATATACACGCAACAGGAAATATTAGAGCAGATGGTAATATTCAAATAGGTGATAGTGATACAGACTCAATTACTATTAATGCTGATATCACGTCTAACTTAACGCCTGATGTATCTAACACATACAACATTGGTTCTGCTGTAAAACGTTGGAACAATGTGTATGCAAATAACCTTACTGTTGATAACTTAACACTTTCAGGAAACATCACAGTACAAGGACTAAACTTAACAGCACGTCCAGGTAAAGTAATATATGTTGCAACAAACGGTGATGACAGTAATTCAGGTACTCACCAAAATGATCCTTATGCAACAATCGAACAAGCATTGGCAGTTGCCATAGCAGGCGATCACGTATACATATATCCAGGCACATACACAGAAGCATTTCCGTTAAATGTGCCAACAGGCGTATCAATCAGAGGTGATGGACTAAGAGCAGTAAACATTCAACCTAGTGGCGCAACAAATACAAAAGATGCATTTATTTTAAATGGTGAAGTAACAATTGAAGACCTAACTATTAAAAATTTTTACTACGATGTTGGTAATAATACAGGATACGCATTTAGATTTAATCCTACAGGAAACGATGACAGTACTGGATTTACAATAACAAACAGATCTCCGTACATTAGAAACGTTTCTGTAATCACACAAGGAACAACATCAACAGCGGAAGACCCAAGAGGTTTCTTGGCAGGCGATGCTGGTAGAGGTGGATTTTTTGATGGCGAATTAGCGGCTCCAGGCAGTCAAGAAGCAAGTGTACTATTTCAAAACGCAACCTTTATTACTCCAGGTGTCGATGCAATTACACTTACAAATGGTGCAAGGGTTGAATGGTTAAACAGTTTCACTTACTTTGCAACAACATCGATTAATGCCTACGATGGTGTCAACGGCTTAAAAGGCACAGGTACAACACAATTAAGAGTTTCAGGTTTATCTGGTGGTGCAATTACTCAAGGAAATACTATTTCTTATTACGATGTTGGCGGATCATTGGTTGCATCAGGTACCATTGCGGCAGTAGATAATGATAAAATTTTTATTAATGGAAAATCTTTAGGATTTATTTTACCAGCAGAACAAAATGGAAAAACAATTAATGCTTTAGGTAATGCACAACTTAACACAGCGGAAAAGAAATTTGGATCTGCAAGTTTGCAATTAGGTGGCACAGGCGATGCGGCAAAAATAAACACTAACGCAGACTTTGGATTTGGCACAGGAGATTTTACAATAGACTTCTGGGGTAATCTATCAGCACTACAATCAACAGCATTATTTGATATGAGAACAAGTGCCGCACTACAAAACAGTTTATATGTCTATGTAACAAACAATGGACCAAAAGTTTATATCAACGGTTCGGAGGTTATATCAGGTTCACAAGGATTTAATTTAAACACTTGGACACATTTTGCTCTTGTAAGACAGAGTGGTACTTTAACAATGTATGTTGCTGGACAAAACGTAGGTTCTGCAACAGTAAACCAAGACTTAGGTGGTGCAAAACCACTTGTAATTGGAAACAATTGGAATCAAACATTAGGTTTGACAGGTTACATTGATGAATTTAGAGTATACAAAGGTTCAGCAGTATACACAGGAAACTTTACTCCACCAACTGTTGGTGCAATTGGTAATGCAAACACTGTGTTAGTTGCTAACTTTGATGGTAACAATGGATCAACAATATTTTTAGATAAAAATTTAATTGCACAAGATATTAGATTTAGTAATGGTGCAACGGCAACAGCATTTACTTTAGTTGATTATGCAGACTTTGGTGCTGAAGTAAGATCAATAGCATCAGCATCAATTTACGGAACATTTGGAATGAAAGGTAACGGTCCAGGTGTTAGAATGTATCTTATCAGTCATAACTTTGCTTACATTGGAAACGACTACCATGTAGACAACGATGCAAACACAGTTATACAAGCAAATGAAGTTGTTGCAACAAATGGTGCAAAAATATTTTTTAGTTCAGTTGACCACAAAGGAGACTTTAGAGTTGGTGATCAATTTAGAGTTGATCAAAACACTGGACAAGTAGATTTTACTAGTGCAAACTTAAACATAGATGTTGACCAAGCACTTACGTTTACAACAGGATCTGATGTTACAGTAATTTCAGGAAGTTCAATTGAAACTGGAAATGTAAAACTATCTGGCAACACAATCACAACTACATCTGGTGATTTAACATTAGATTCATTTGGTAATAATACTGTTTTCAACGATAATGTAGATGTCAACGGAAACCTTTCAGTAATAGGTGACATTACAATCGGTGGTAATGTAACAATTGGTGACGAAGCCACAGACGAAATTACAATATCTGCTGGCATCGATTCTAATTTAATTCCTAATATTGATACAACATATGATTTAGGAAGTCCAACTAAAAATTGGAATACTTTGTTTGCTCAAGAGGCACAAATTGATAGTATTAATATTACTGGAAATGTTATACAATCCAATAACACAAATGCAGATTTAGACATTAGAGCAAGTGGTACAGGTAACGTAACACTAGAAAATTTTGCTGTACAAAATGATACAATTACAAACACATCAGGAGATTTCATTGTTAATCCTGCAAGTAATATTTTTAAAGTTCAAGGTACAGGTTCAATTAGAATTCCATCAGGTACAACAGCACAAAGACCTGGTTCACCAGTTGCTGGTATGATGAGATACAACACAGATGATACTGTGTTTGAAGGATATAATGGTACAAACTGGGTAGCACTTACTGGTGTTTATGACCTAGATAGAGACACGTATATCACAGCAGAACAGACTCCTGGTGCTGACGATGATACTATAAGATTTTATGCAGGCAACACATTGGTAGCCAATGTGAGTCCAACAAGATTTGACGTCACAACTTTAAGGGTGGACGACATACAAATTAGTGGAAATACACTAACAACTGTCCAAACTGACCAAGATTTAATCCTAAATGCCAATGGAAATGGCACAATTAGGATTGAAGACTTCAGATTCTCCGGAAATACGATAACTAATGTTATATCTTCTCCATTAGTGTTTAAAACTACTGGAAGTGGGTATATTGATGTGTCAAATTCTGGTGGATTTGTACTGCCAGTTGGTACAGGTGCTGATAGACCGACCACTCCATTGTTGGGTATGATTAGATATAACACCAACGATGAAAGGGTTGAACTTTATGACGGTAATCAATGGGGTTCAATTGCAGGTTCATCAGGCGCTGTAAGTATTATTGATGCAACAGAAATAGCCGTACAAATTGCGGTAACGTTAGGATAAAAAAGAATGGCAACAAATTTTAGAAATAATGTAACAAAAAACATTGGAACTGTTCCTGTTTCGGTGTACACAGCACCAATTTCAATTTATTCAACAGTTGTTGGATTAGTTCTAGCAAATTTAACTGAATCAGTTGTAAAAGCAAGTGTAACATTAACAGCAACACCAGATTCAGTCACAGGTTTTATAGTAAAAGATGTTTTGATTGCACCAAACTCTAGTTTACGTGTGTTGAACTCAGGAGAAAAATTAATTGTAGCAAGTCAAAACAGTTTAAACGTACAGTCAAACATTAACGACTCACTTGATTGTGTGTTAAGTTATGTGGAGATAAGTTAAGATGTCGAATACAGTTGGACAAGATACAAATGTATATTTAGAAAACGGTGTAAAAGATCGTTACTTCTATGGTTTGAGAAGAACCGACGAAGGAGAATTATATATTGGAAAAGTTGACCAACTGTCAGCAAATGATCCGGTAACAATTAATTTACCAGGAAACATTGACGACAACTACAAAGAATTTGATCAAGGTTATGATTTTTATGAAGGAAGAGATTTAAATCATAGTAAACCATTTAAAAATTTAAAGTACGAACAATTTAGATGGGATGATGTTAATTTAAATTATTACATCAATGATGAAGGAGAATTTGTTGTTAGATTGAACAGTAATCGTGGAGATGGTGCTATCACATATCCACAAACAGATGAAACAGTAGTTACAGAAACTACTCCGTTTACATTTGATAAGACAACATATAATATGGATAGTAATGAAATAACATTCGATAGAAGTTAAAAACGTGGGAGGAAACGAATGACAAGACAACTAATTAATACTGGTATTCTACCTAACGATGGTCAAGGTGACTCGTTACGTGATGCTGGTACAAAACTGAATTCCAATTTCAGTGAATTATACACTGCACTTGGAAATGGCACAGCACTGACTATTGTCAACAATCAATTATTAAATGCAACAGGTTCTAACAAAGTAAGTTTTTTATACAGTAATCTTTCAGATCTGCCTAGTGCAAGTACATATCACGGAATGTTCGCCCACGTTCATAACGAGAATGCTTCTTACTATGCTCACGCAGGTGCATGGGTTAAACTCGCAGACGAGAATAAATCCATTGACATTTTATCGGATGTAGATACTTCAACAGCGGCTCCAACAAACGGACAAGCACTTGTTTGGGATCAAGGTACAAGTAAATGGAAACCACAAACCATACAAGCAGGCGGTGGCGGCGGAGGTGGAGCAACTACCTTCTTGGCACTAACAGATACGCCAACAACTTTTTCAGGTTATGCAAATGGATTTTTAAGAGTCAACGGCACTGGTGACGGTTTGGTTCTTGTAAACAATTTTTCAATTGATGCTTTATCAGATGTAGACACAACAACAACTGCACCAACATCAGGACAAGTTTTGAAATGGAACGGTTCACAATGGGCACCGGCAAATGATGCAACATCAGGTGGTGGCGGATTAGACGCAGATACATTAGATGGTTTAGATAGCACGTACTTTTTAAATTACAATAACTTGTCTAACAAGCCAAGTATACCAACTACTTTTGCAGGTTTATCAGACACTCCTGCTAACTTTTCAGGAGCGGCAGGAAGATTTGTAAAAGTAAATGGATCAGGCACTGCATTAGAATTTGTTACAGGTTCATCGGCTTCAACAGCCTTAAATGATTTATCAGATGTTACGGCTTCTGGAGCGGCACAAGGTGATGTATTATATTACAATGGCAGTGGTTGGGTTTTACAAAATGGTCCAGTAATAAGATGGACAATTGGTAACAACGGCGCAAGTGATTATACATTTAGTGGTCCAGGTTTCCCTAGTGCAAAAAATGATCCAGTATTATACTTAATGAGAGGTCACACTTACGTTTTTGTTAACACAACAGGAACAAATCACCCATTTGAAATAAGAGTTTCTAATGGTGGGTCTCCTTACACATCAGGATTAAGTGGATCACAAAGTGGAACACAAAGTTTTACAGTACCTATGGATGCACCAAGCACATTGTATTATCAATGTACAATCCATGGAGGTATGGGTAACACAATAAACATAGTGAGTTAATAGATGGCACAAGTTTTTGGAGTAGGCATAGATGAATTACAAAAATCGCTGGCAAACAGCAGATATTTCTATGGTTTACGCAGAACTGACAACGGTACATTATACATGGTGAAAGCAGATTTACTTGAACTGGAAGATGGTGTGCAATTGAATAGACCTGGTAATATTGACGCAAATTACAATAACTTTTCTAGAGGTGAAGATTTCTTTGAAGGTAGAGATCAACAGCATAGAAAAGTTTATGATAATCTTGTTTATGAGCAGTACAAATGGGACGGAAGAAACCTATTTTACTATGTGAATAAAGACGGTGAATTAGTATTAAAAGTTAACGAGGCACAGGCGTATACAGGATACGTTGAACCTTATAGTAGTTAGAGGAAATAAATAGTATTAAGGAATTAATCAATGGCAGATTTTCGAATAGATAGGATACGTTTTAAATGGAGAGGTGATTGGTCAGCAGGCACTCTCTATGTAAAAGATGACGTTTTAAGATTCGGTGCAAAAGTTTATGTTTGTATTGAAGTACACACATCAGATTCAAATTTTTATAACGATTTAAATTCATCTACTCCTAAATGGACACAGATGATGGATGGTCAAAGTTGGACCGGAGATTGGAAACCTGCTACTTTTTACAAAATTGGTGAACTGGTAAAAGTTGGTGGTCTAATTTACAAATGTATTGAAGGACATATTTCAAATGCAGATGCCAACAACGGTGTATTAGGTGACGAATTAAAATGGGTTTACTTTGCACGTGGAGAAGATTGGCAAAGTATATGGCAACCAAACACATTATACAATGTTGATCAAACTGTAATTTACGGTGGTTCAATTTGGAAATGTAACACAGCACACACATCATCAACAGCAGACGCTGGTTTGGCTTTCCATGCAAGTTTCTGGGATCAATATTCAAGATCAGACAACTGGAGAAATATTTGGACGGAAAACACTTTATACTATCCAGATGATATTGTAAGATATGGTGGTAACATTTATAGATGTTTAACAGGTCACAGATCAGCACCAGTCAACAACTGGACGAATCCTGCTTACACAACTGGAGCAACTGGAACAAATGCGGCATTTTTTGTTTGGAGAGTAGGAACAACTTATTATGTAAACATCACGAATGCAGGTTCAGGATACGCAAACTTAAACACATTTAATATTGTTGGAACAGCCATTGGTGGCGATCTTGGTACACATGATGCTGTTATCCAAGTAAACACAGTTGATGGTTCGGGTGCAATTCAATCAGTTTCAATTACAGGAACAGCAAATAATACAAATGATGGTTTAGAATCAAATACAGATCAATGGGAATTAGTTCTTACTGGAATTAGTTATGTTGGAGATTATGCAAGAGGCACAAGATATAGACCAAATGAAATAGTCAGATGGTCTCCAGGTATGTGGCAAGTGACTCAAGGTCATTGGGCAGTTGAACCTAGAATGGTTGAAGCAAACTTCAATTTATACGTGCCAGGATTAGAATACGAAGATCTTTGGAATGAATCACAATATTATCAACAAGGTGATATCGTACTTTACGGAGGTTACACTTATGTTGCACTTGTAAGTAACATTGGTATCACTCCAACACTTAATGATTCTACAAATACTTGGGAAGCACAGGTTTTAGGTTACACATTCAAAGGAGAATGGGTAGGACAAACTATACAAAATGGTCAACTTCAACCGTATGTTTACAAAACAGGAGATGTTGTAAGAGCAGGTGGTGATTTATACATCGCTGTTAGAACACATTCCGACATTGGACCAGACACAAGAGATGTATACGATCCAGGTACAGATGATCCTTTCCCATGGCAGTTATTGGTCACAGGAAATATGTTCAGAGGTCCTTGGGTAGATACAAATATAGGCGGAGTAGTTGGTGAGCATACTTATTTTCCAGGCGATCTTGTAACAGTCGCAGGCACACTTTACAAATGTATTTTAAAACATGAAGCAAATTCTTCAGATGCTAAACCACCATTAGATTTTGCATCAGAAAATGTTGGACCATATTGGGTATTAGTTGCACAAGGTCATACTCCAAACGTACTAGAATATCCAGGAGATATGAAAACTCAAGCAGATGATTCAACAAGATTAAGAATAGGAATTGGAACATCAGGACAATTATTAAAAGTAGGAAATAACAGTTATCCTTTCTGGGAAGATTTTGAAAAAGTAAACAAAGTTTACTATGTTGCACCAGAAGGTGTTGATTTAGAATCAGCAGGAGACAAATTAAGTTCGCCATTCAAAACAATCAAGTATGCTTGTGATTACATAAACGGTGATTTGGCAAACAGAGCACCTGCAACAATATTCATTAAAACAGGAATCTATGAAGAAATTTTACCTATTACAGTGCCAAGAGATGTTGCACTTGTAGGAGATGAATTAAGAAGCACAACAGTGAAACCTGCGGCAGGTTACGAAACTGGTTACGATATGTTTAGAGTAAACAACGGAACTGGTATAAGAAATATGACACTACAAGGTTTAACAGGAACATTAGGTGCCATGAATCAGTATGGAACTAAACGTCCAACAGGTGGTGCTTTTGTAACTTTAAATCCAGGAACAGGTGTCAATGATGCAAGTGCTTGGATTACAAGTAAATCATGTTATGTACAAAACGTTTCAACATTTGGAACTGGTTGTATTGGAATGAAGGTAGATGGAGATCTACACGCAGGCGGTAACAAATCAATTGTTGCAAATGATTTTACGCAAGTGATTTCAGATGGTATTGGTTATTGGGCAAACGGAGAAGGTAAATCAGAACTTGTTTCTGTGTTCACATACTATTGTCACATAGGTTATCTAGCAACAAATGGCGGAAAAGTTAGAGCAACAAACGGAAATAACTCTTATGGAGATTTTGGTTCAGTTGCAGAAGGTGTTACACCAACTGAAACTCCAATTACAGGTAAATTTAACAACAGAACAGGAGAAGCAACAGTAGATAAAGTTTACAATGATGAAAACGAAATATTTGCTTTTGCTTATGATCACGCAGGACAAGATTACACATCTGCAACAATTACAATTACAGGTTCAGGTGAAGGTGCGGCAGGTTCTATTGCATATGAAAATACAAGAGATAATGCTGTAAACAGAATTAGAATATTAGGTCCAGGTGATTCTACACCAGCAGGTGGTGCCGGTTATACAAGTAAATCAGGACCAGCAATTACAGGTGATTCAACATCTATCAAACTTAATGAACAATTCCAAGGCACAACTGCACAAACAGTTGGACAAAGAATTTATATTTGGGAAGGTACAGGCAGAGGACAATATGCAGTAATTGATTCATTTAATGAAGTTACAAAAGTTTGTACAGTTAGAAAAGAATTCGATAACACACCTGGTTGGCAACATTTCTTAGGTGGATTTAAAATTGAACCTCTATTGGATCCTTCAACAAAATATTTTATTGAACCTAGAATTCAAGTTTCAGAACCAGCATACAGTAATACAACAGCAAGTATTCCACTTGCAGGAAATTATGACATAGGTGCAGAAAGAAGAGTAGGTGCGTCTAATGTAACTGTGTTACTAGGTAATGGAAGAGGTTTAAGATCAACAGATGGTTCAAACTGGACAACTGCAAATGCAGTTCCAACAGCAAACTGGACAGACTTTGAAGGTGGCGCTAATTGGTTTATGGCAGTTTCAACTGATGGTACAGTAGCAAGATCTCAAGATGGTGCTAACTGGAGTGACATCAGTAGTAATTTAGGTGCTGATATTTTCACAGGTGTTGCATATGATCAAAGTACATGGATTGTTGCTTCAAGAACTGGTGTGGTGTACAGATCAGTTGATGAAGGTAACACATGGACCAACCAACAAGTTGAACCATACGATGGATCAACTCCAGTATTCCATTATGCGGCGGCAGGTAACGGATTGTTTATATTATCAAACAACCTAGGTCAAACTTGGGAATCAGTTGATGATGGTGTAACATGGCAGTTAGCGGCTGACATCGGTGGCGCAAGATATCTTGTAAATTCTTTACAATACTTAGGTGGAAAATTTGTTGCAACTGTACAAGATTCACCATTTGATGATTCAACATCAGCAAACAAATTTTTTGTTTCTAATGCTAACGTGGCACAAAGTTCAACAAGTGCAACAACAGTATGGACGGAATCAGATACTCCTCCACACACAGGACCATATAACGTAACTTGGTCTCAAGGAACTTTTGTTGCAATCACACCTTCAGGTGAAGTTGCTTACAGTTATGACTGTGTAAGTTGGAAACAATTAACTACATTATCAGGAACGTTCGGAAGAATAGTTGGCGGAAGATCAGGAGGTAATTATTTTATTCCATTATCAACAGCACCAATGAGTAATTTAAGTGTATTGAAAAAAGGTGCTCCACCTCTTTGTAGAGTTATAACAAATGCTGGTAAAGTATCTAAAATTCAGATTCTTGATCCAGGTTCAGGTTATGGTAGTTCTCCAACAGTTTCAATTACTGACAATCTTAACACAATAGACGTAAGTGTTCAAGCAAGAACGGCTAATGGAGTATTAGGACAACCAACATTTACTAACAGAGGAACAGGATTTATAAACGTAAGTGCAACTATCGATGGAGATGGATTCAAAGATGAATTCCAAATTGGTAAAGTAGTTCAAGTTAAAGATTTATCAAGAGAACCTGGTCCAGGAGATTTATTATACATTAATAATATTGATGATCAAATTTACAGAGTTACTCAAATTACAAATGTTCAAGGAACTGCTCCTAACATTTCAGCACAATTTAGAATATCACCAAGTCTAAAATCTAATGAATCTCCTAATCATGAAGAAACATTTACAATTAGACAACAATATTCACAAATAAGATTGACAGGACATGACTTCTTAGATATCGGTACTGGAGGATTTACAACTACGAACTATCCAACACTTTATACAAATACAGGATACACAACAGGTTATGAACCACAACCTGCAAGAGAAGTTGCAAACAATGGTGGTGGTAGAGTATTCTACACATCAACTGACCAAGATGGTAACTTTAGAGTTGGAGAATTATTTGAAGTTGAACAGGCAACAGGTATTGTTACTCTTAACGCAGATTTATTCAACCTACAAGGTTTATCAGAATTAAGTTTAGGTGGTGTTGTATTAGGTGGAACAGAAGTTGTAATTAGAGAATTCAGCACAGATGCTACGATGTCTGCTAACTCAGACAATATTGTACCAACACAAAGAGCAATAGTAACTTTTATAGGTAATAGAGTATCAGGTGGTGGTGCTAACTTGAACGTTTCTGGTTTCAGAGCAGGTCAAATAAAAGTTAGAAACAGAGAAATATTCAACGAAGCATTCCCGACAAACGGTGTTGTAAATTTCCCAGGAGTAACCAATTTAAATGGTGGAATGGGCGGTTACTTAATGGCTTTAAACTTCTTTACAGGAGGAACAGCAAGTACCGAACTAAATGAAGGAGATCCGGTTAGTGCAAATGACCCATCTAACGGATATGGCTCATAATGATAAATAACTTTAAACAGAGGATATATTAACCCATGGCAGAGTTTAAATTAGGTAGAATACGTTTTGTATGGAAAGGTTCTTGGTACACAGGAGCACTTTATTCAGTAGATGATGTAGTAAGATATGGTGGTAGAACATATATCTGTGTAGTAAATCATACTGCGGCATCAGAATTCCAATCAGATTTAACAGCGGCAAATTGGGCATTGATGTCCGATGGTCAAGAATGGAAAGGTGACTGGAGTCTTAACACAACTTATAAACCTAATGACATCGTAAAATATGGTGGTTACATTTATATTTGTAACACAGGTCATACATCAACAGCGGTTGCTAATGATGGATTAGAAGTTGACATTGCAAAATGGGATCTTTTCATTGAAGGTTTCAATTACACATCAGATTGGGCAATCAATACAAGATATAAAATTAATGATTTAGTAAGATACGGAAATTCAATTTACCTATGTACAACCGCACACGTTTCTGCGGCTACAACAGCAGATGGTTTAGAGGCTAACAGTGGTAATTGGGAATCTTTTGCAAAAGGTTTCAATTGGTTAAACAACTGGGCAATCAATACAAGATACAAAGCAAATGACACAGTTAGATATGGTGGACAACTTTATATCTGTATCACTGGACACACATCAGCGGCAACAACTACATTAGGTTTAGAACCAGATCAAGCAAAATGGCAAGCAGTACACCCAGGTATCGAATACAAAGGAGTACACGCAGGTACAACAAGATATAAAGTAAATGATGTTGTTAAGTATGGTGCAAACTTATATATTGCAACAGCAGGACACACATCAACAACAGATTTAAATGCAGACTCGGCGAACTGGTCATTATTCATTCCAGGTTTAGAGTTTGAAGATTCATGGAGTTCAGCAACACAATATCAACCAGG